CTGCTGTGCTTTGATTTCTTTTTGCTTGAATAACACCCATAGTTATATTTCCTTTTTTATTGCAGTGCCTTACGCCACTGCGATTTTTTTTAGATTTTAGATTATAAACAGAAGACGAGGCGAGCATAGTAACTGGTGCTGGCAATGCTGCCGCTGACATAGCCATAGCTGTTGACATAGCAAAAGTAGGTCGCAATGCTAGAATAAGGACTACGCAACCACCAACTGGTGCTAGCACGAATTTTGCCATCACTCCAATCATTTTTATAATAGTCATATTGTTGCCCCTCAAGGTCATATTGGCTATATTTTGAATATCTTTTTGTATTGCCAAACACCTCTGCATCACTAGGCATAAACACCCTATCTTTTGAAACAATAATCTTTTTAAATCCAGAACCAGCATCGGCAGTTGCTGTTTCAACTTGGACAATGTAATCTTTCCAATCTGGCAAACCTGTAATAAATGCACCATCTGCCTCTAATATGTTTTTAGTATAATAAATAGCGGTTTCATCATACTCACCAGGTAATATTTTTTCAACCCAATCTTTTGCAAACTCATCATATACATAATAAGTTCCCTCGGTTGTGCTATCTACTGTTGCCCTTAAATAATAAGCATCACCAGCAGCAAGCCCATTTTGTCTAATTAATGAACCCTCCCAACCAATTGTGTTGTCATTGCTTGAATTATGCTTATAACTTGAACCTGTGTAATCGTTCATCTCTAAAACAAGTCCACAATAGCCACTACCATCAGCTTTTGCATAATGGTTGAATCCAGCAATATGGTATGTTTTTTTAGAACCTATGGTTGTAATACTTATTGTATCACCAACACTCCACATAATTTTTGCATAATCATTTTTAGCAGCAAGGTTTATTTCTGCCGGTGTATAATCAGCAAGTGCTTTACCAACCTTACAATAATGCAAGCCAGCATTTGGAACACTAAACAATTTGGTCCAAAGTTCATTGCCATCACTATCGGTGGCGGTGAACCTATAATTGCCAAATTCTTCTGTGCTAAATGTGACAGCTCCACCAATAGTTGCATTGGTGGTTTGTGTATCAATAATATTGCCACTTTCATCTTCCATTTTGATGGTTACATTTGGCATTTCTGCAACTAAAATATTTGCTGCGCCTGTTAAATTAACACTTGCTTGTGGTATGCTGTCAATACCATCCATAATATCCTTAAATGATGGGCTTATATTTGATGAACTAATAATACCACCTTTTTGCACAACCCTACGAGCAATATCATATATACCCTCATATAAATCGTTTAATGTGCTCATTAACTACTCCTCCTAAACATGTAATTTCCATTTATTAAGTTATCTATTTGCAAAGTATTCATACAATTGTAACCACCTACTAATATTAGGTCGATTTCGTTGGTTGCATCACCACCACCAACCACAATTGCATTTATTTGCCTAATTTTGTTTGCATAACTCCTAAAAGTTGAATTTGTATCAACCTCAACACCTTTACTCCTTATGGCTTGTGCTATAAGGTTTTTTGTTTGGTTAAGGTAGTTTAATTTAGTGCTTGTTGTTCCCATGTTACACCACCTCACCATTTATTGCATCTAACACATCATCAATGGCACCAACATGTGTTTTAAGGTCTTCATAACCTTGTTTTACTGCCTCAAATTCAGTATTTAACGCCTCTAATGTTTGGTTAAGCAATTCAACAACCTGTTCTTTGTTGTAATAGTTGCTAAAATCAGCTTGAAAACTACCAACATGCTCCCAAGTATCGTTTATATAAATATATTCATCATAAACATCATTGTCTGTTGTGTCATCATCTGTTTGTAATTTAAGTAAATATATCTTATTAGGGCTTATGCTTTTAGTTGGTAGAGCATCAACTATTGCAAAACCAGCCCTATTGGCAATAATATCATTAACCTCTTGTTTGGTATAAGCTGTTTCAGCAAGAGTGTTTTCAATATCTGTGATAATATTAGCAATAATAGGCGCCAATTCAACTTTTCTATTTTCAACAACAGATTCACCATTTAATTGAATATCATCTACTTTTGATAAACTTACATAACGTGAGTTACTTAAAATTCCATCCATAATCCCTCCTATTTCGCCTCATAAAATATCATTGTATTTATTGGGTGGTTACAAACTGTTTTATTTTTACCAACACGCCCACCACAAGTTTGAAATTCAAAATTGCCACCAGAGGTCAACTTTCCACCACTACTTATAAAAACAGCATACGAGTTATCGTGGTCAGTAATGCCGCTTGCCAACACATGACCATAGTGCTCACCACTAACATCCCCAGCAATAAATACCTCAACATCATTTTTAGGTCTAAAATTGGCAGGTATTGTAAATTTATAACTCTCATAATGCCAACCTTTGCCTACTGACTTAACTTGACCATGCATCCATGCAGCAACAAGATTTCCAACTCTTACAAATTCCATTTTTAAGTTTCCACTTGATGCAGATGCAAATTTTGGAAACATCTCTGCTATTGCACCAAGGGCTGTTTTATTGCTTGTTGGCAATGTAGCAGTTCCCATTTGGTTGCTTAATCTTGTAATGCTATTTTTAATAACATCTATGCCAACCATTGTTTGTGCTTTACCTGCAATAATTGCACCACTTTTTATTTGGTTTATTTTATCGTTTAGTGCAGTTATGTCGTTTGAGTTTTGCATGTTTCGGTTCTTTTCTGCCAAGTCATAATTGTAATCACTTAAATCTTTGCCTTGAACCTTGCTAACCTTGGTTGCATATAGATTATTTAATGCCTCTTCAACATTTTGTTCATCGTTGTATTTAATTTTACCAGCACTTATAACACCATAAGTAAAATTAGTATCAACGCTTGTGTTAAGTTTGTAAATTCTTAAAACAAAATTAAATGTTGGTCTTTGGTCAACTCTAATAACATTATAAACAAATGCACCATCAACAATACTTTCAATTTCGCCATAAACAAGCAAGCCATTAGAAACAATATTTTTTTCTGTTGCAACTGTATAAATGGCATAAATACTCTCTGTTACTGCATCGGTAATTGCCTCGTTGTAATATCTATATTCATAATAATCACCATCTTCATTATAAACCCAATCACCAGGCAATATTGTGCAAGTTCCTAAATCCACCCATTTATCGCTATCGCCAGGAGGACCAATTTCACCTTGTGGACCTTGTGGTCCTGTGGCGCCGCCTGCATCGCCCTTTTCGCCCTTTTCGCCCTGTGGACCTTGTGGTCCTTGGACTCCTTGGATTCCTTGTGGACCTTGTGGTCCTGCTGGTCCAACCTCACCCTGTGGACCTTGTTCGCCTTGTGGACCTTGGGGTCCTTGTTCGCCTTGAATACCCTGCTCACCTTGTGGACCTTGAATACCTTGCGGTCCAACAGGTCCAACCTCACCTTGAACAGGCAACCCTGCTGTAAACTTGCCCAAATAAGTCCAACCAAAAGCAAATGTGTCTTTAAGGTAAACATCACCATAGTTCTCGTGGTTTGTATCTTCGTTTCCATTTTCATCTCTTGGAATAATAACAACAGCTTTACCAAAACCTATGCCCTCATCTGTTGAGTTGTCAAAATCTTCTTCCATTTCAGCAATTGAACTATAAGTTTTTGAAAAGCCAAAACCACTACCTGTTTCACCCTGCATGCCTTGTAGCCCTTGTGGACCCTGTTCACCAGGAGGTCCTTGAATACCTTGTTCACCTTGGGGTCCTTGTATTCCTTGAATACCTTGTATGCCTTGTGGTCCACGTTCACCTTGTGGACCTGCTGGACCTTGTGGTCCCTCTGGTCCTTGTAAACCTCTAGGTCCTGTTGTTCCATAACCTAATGGGCTAAATGGTGTTATTTCACCAACCAACTCAAAGTAATCTATACTATTAGCCCAAGTATGCTTAAACACCAACAATCTAATGTAAGTTTTACCACCAGCATAAAATGTTTCGGTTTGGTAAATTTTATTGTCGGTGTCTTCATAAGTCATAACTTGTAATGTTCCATAAGTGTTTATAACTTCACTTTCATCTGTGTTAATACTATTAACAACATCATGGTTGTAATTGTAATATAGGGCATTTGGTGTTTTATAGCCATCCAAACTATAATCCACAACAACACTTTCAATTTCATTTACATCAAACTTTTTAAAAGCCATAACATGTAATTCTGTATTGCTTTGCTTAATTGCATTTATTTCTTTGTCCTCAATAAAGGTTGGTTGTGCAATTGTGCCACCCTTAATAACAATTGCTGCACCCCTAGTAATTAGGTAGTCAGCAATATCAAGTATTGTTTCGCCATCTGTGTCATAAATAACATTGTTGGTATCGTAAACCCTTATATTTACAATAGCAACACCCTCTTGCTCAAGGTCTTTGCCTTGGGCTTTGTAGTAAAACCATTTATTATTGTTTGTGTGTGGGGTCATGCTTTGCCAACCACTTTGTGTGCTATCTGGGTAAGTTATATTAATATCTGCACCAAGCCTCGCAAGTGGTATATCTGGCTCTTCATTTTCAGCCCAACCAACAATAACATAATTGGCACCTTTACTACCTCTAAAAAGTGCATCACCACGTTTAATAACTAGGTCACCACTTTTGTTAAAAATTAGTTCCATAACTGCTCCTTTTAATTGATTTTTAGTGTTTTTGAAATTATTTATATAAAAGATTGTTAGTATATTGACAATCTTTATTGTAAAACATTTCAAAATTGGCACATCTTTTGAATAGGTAATTAAATTGTTTATTAAAACATATTGACTACCTCCTTTTGAAAAAGTTTATAAAAAAGAGCAACCTTGCTAGGTTACTCTTAATTATCTATTAAATTGTTTGCTATTCCTTTGGCTTATTTTCGCCACAATGTGGGCATTTCTCATCCTCTTGGAACAACTGATAACCACACCTTTTGCAATGGGTTATTGACTCGTTTATTTCCTCATGAATAAAATTGCTTGTTTCTTCATCTTTTTGGGGCTGGTTTTGCTGTAAATCTTTTTGATTAATAATATTTTTCTTAATCAACAAATCTTCTAACACCTTAACTTTGCCTATTTGCTCATTTTTAAATTTTTGGTTTTTGTAAACACCTATGCCAAAAATTGTCACCAGGGCAATTAATGATGGAATATTTATTGCTAATAGTAAACAAAAGGTGCTATACCCCCCCCCCGTTGGGCGTGCATACACATCATCATAATTCTCATTTACAAAATTAAATTTACTTTTTATTGTAAATTCTTTTCGGTCAAATGTTAATACATTGTTTTTTATTGTATAATACACAGTTTCTTCACTACTTGTAACAGCTTTATATGTTAATTTGTTTTGGTCTTTTATGTTAAAATAACCAACATACTCGCCTTGTTCATAAATACTATACTCGGTATTGTAAAACACAGGGGTATTAAAACCAATTAATAAAATCATTGCTGTTATAACAACAACAGCCAACAAAGAACCAATAGCAATTTTCTTTTTCATTAAATATCACTCCTAAACATTAGGTAAATTGGTTTAGTGTTCTCATCAATATTTACAAGTTCGTCCACATAAACACACAACCTATTGCTGTTGTCTATTATACCATAACCACAGGCATTAATGCAACTAGTCACCGGTGAAATTTTAATAAATTTCTTATTTTCATCTGGGGTGGCGGTTGGTTTACCCATGTTTATTATGTCTTCAACATTGATAAATTCTTCAAATTTATTAGGTTTATTTTTAAATAAAACATATTTATAAGAATTTTCAGCACTTGTGGTTAAAGGGGTTGTGTGTGCCATTGCAGAGCCAATTAATATATTTTTATTATATGTGACAAAATTTAATTGAGTTGTCAACTGTATCTGTTCTCTACTATCTTTATCAACCAAAAATGGATGATTTTCAAAATCTACAATTGTGCTGGCTGTGTTTATATTTTCTTCATCAACCTTATATAAAAGTTTACTATTTCCTTTTATATTATTGTTGTAATTAAGCAATGGATTGTCTGCTCCAAACACCACACTCATACTATCAAACCTACCAAATTCATTGCCATAGGGTATATAGTTTTCTAGTGCATAGGAATCTAAAAAATCATCACTGCCTTTATCAAGACCTTTGGCATCAACAGCTGTTGTCCCTGCGCTATAATTGTCATCCATGGCAAAACTTAAAATAATTGACCTACCAAAAGGAAAACATGCTGTTGGTAATAAAAAGCAATGTGTTTCTCGTGAACCATCTCTTGCTGCACTTCTAGTTTTAATAATGGCATAGGATATTGGTTTATATTTTGTGGAGTCATTAGACAATTTGTTTGCCATCTGTGTTAAATTTTTGGTGGTGGCAAAACCAAGTGTTGATAATTTATCTATAATATCGTTTTGAAATTCTTGCAAACTACTATCATTAAAAATATCATCCATATCAAAACTTGTGTCAATAAAACAAAATTCTTGATAATCTGGATTCCTATTAACACACTCTTTTTCGCTAATTTCATATTGTCTAATGTTTTTTTTCACACCATTAAAAGCAAACATTTCATTGTAATCTTTTGTTAAACTTATTGTGGTTTTAATTGGCGTGTAAACATTTATTTCCCTATTTATTCTAAATATATAATAACCATCCATTAAATAACCGCACCTAGGCATGTTTTTGAGGCTTTTATAGTATTTAGTTTTTGACAACTTTTGGTTTCCTGTTTTTAGTAAAGCAAAATTTATACTTTCGCCATAGGCATCTACATCGACCTCATTTGCTTGTTGGTTGTAGAAAAGTGACAAATCTTCACTAGTTTCATCAATAAGTGTTTTATATTGCCTTGCCTTAAAATCTTGGTAGGGTATATATTCAATTTGAACACTTAAATTCTTAATATAGGTTTCAATATCAACAGTTTCATCAAGTCCTAAAATATTTTTAATTGCCTCTTGGTTGTTAAAATCATCCATAAATGTTTGACTTTCTCTTAAATATTCTAGGTTATAAATATTTTTTTCACCCTCGGTATAGTAAAGGAAAAACGCTTTGCTTGAATAAACATCGCTTGTTGTATATGTGCTTTTCGTATTAAAACTTGCCTTTTCCACAACGTTAGGTGTTATATTTTTTACTTTGCCTTTGCTATAAACCTTTATTGAAATAAGTGACCTTATTCTCTTTCTTGTTTTAAATATACAACTATTGTTACTAATTTCAAAACTTGATGATTCTGTTCTGGTTGATAGGTAGCCACCAATAAATGGCTCTGTTATTGTTGTGCTACCATCATAGTTGCTTTGGGTTGCATTTTGCACATTGCTAACAAAATTGGTTGCAAAATCCTCCATTGGATGCTCTGCATCTATTATTGAATAATTTGTTTTATTATGTTCAAAAGTGCCGCCCAAAAAATCAAATGTTATAATGTTCCAATTACTATAATCATCTCTTGTTGTACTTATAATATTGCCATTGCTATCATACTCATAATCATAGGTTACATTTGGTATTAACCTAGGTACTGCATGGATATATTCGCCTATTTGTTGTAATGCCTCAAATAAGGTACCTTGGGTAAAACTAAACTCTGGGCTTAATTTTTGTGTTAATTTTTCACCCATTGCAATATCAAGGCAAAACCTAGGTGTATCCAAACCCTCACGCCTTAAAGAACAAATGCTTAACAATCTATCAATAACATCTCTTATTGTATATTTTTGTGGCATATCATTTAATGAATCCACTACCACTATATCCCAATGGAATAACCACTCACAAGCAGACCATGTGTATTTTTGATAAAAAGTATGTTTTCCTATTTGTGTAAATTCAAATGAACCGCTTGTGCTTAAATTCTTTTTACTACCATCAGGTAATTGAACATAAAAATCCTCAAGTTCTGCATAAGATGTTTGCTTAAACCAACCAAACAACTTAAATATTTTGCTTGTATAATAAGTAAGTTTAATTGAACATTTTACATTTGTACTAATTGTATTGTCTGCTGCTGCATTATAATATTTAACATAATCACCCACAATTGCAGTTTCTAATTGTGGTGTTACATCTTTAAGCATTATTTGTGTTGTAGGGTCAAATAAATCACCCTCTTCAACACCATCAACCAACTCTGTTGGTGTGTCATCTGCCACAACTAATAATGCACCCTCATCATCTTTTGTAGCCAACTTGTAACCACTTTTTTGCAATATTCTATAAGGTCCATAAAAATAGTTGCTGTCACTTGCATATTTAATCTCTGGCACTTGTATGCCATAATATCCTGCTGCACTTACAACCAGCATCATCGAACTACCGGTTGATATATTTGTTACACCATTGTAATCATATAAAAGTTTTATTGGTGTATCAGTTCCATAGTTATCATCTAAATAATTAGTAAAGGTTAGGTTGTCAACCGCCACCCTTTCTAATACTTTTGTGATTTCAATTAGTGAAATTGAGTGCCTATAAATTGGGTTTGGTCCACTAACCACATTTGTAACTATATCATTGTCAACTAACCTATAAATATACTCTGTCTCACTACCATCTTTATCATCTTCTGTTAAGGCAATAATTATTCTTGTAAATGGTTTTAATGGTGTGGCACTATGATTCAATAATGAAATTTGAGTTGTGTCTAGCACACCATCTATTTGCGCTGTGTCTAATATTGGCATTTCTAATTGGTTTGTTATATCAATAGGGGTATAGATTTTTTGGTTTAATACGCCATTAGAAACAACCACCTTTTCAATTTTAATGTTTGTTATCATGCTATCTACTCCTATTTACATTGCCGGCTCTTTCACCAACAATAATCATACTAGTCCTTTCATTGTTCGCTTTGTGGGCATAATCTATGGATGAACTTAACATATCAACACCCAAAGCAGCAACACCCATAACAGGGTTTACTGCCATCATAGCGCCATAAGCAACAAGTTTACTAGCACTATTAACCTTTTGTTGCATTAGTGAACTATGTGTTGCTTGCCCAACTCTAGCTGTTGCAAAACTAATTGCTTGTTTACCCAAATATGCACCTACCATAAGAGCCATATTTTTGTTGCCCTTGCCTTGTTCGCCTTTGTTTTGTGTTGGGTCTTCTGGTTGAGGTGTTGTTCCTGGGTCTTTTGGACTTGTTGGGTTAGAATCTTCACCATCATGCAGGTAAATATTAATATTTGTTTCAGCCATAAATACGCCTCCTTATAAAATTTTAATTAATCATCTAAATTATCAATGCTTATTGCATCATGTAATGATAATTGAATTGTTGCAAATGCACCTGCTTGTCCTACAAAAGCACACTCTACCACAACACAATTGTTTTCAACCTCAAAAGGTTCATCGGTAAATGCTGGAAATATATCTTTGATTTTAACAATTTCATTTAATCCAAATGGTTGTATATTTCTTGCAGCTTTAATAAGTCGTTCGGTTATTGCATTTTTTAATACTAAAATTGTATAAGTGTAATTATAGGATTGTGTTTTATTAAATGTTTGAGCAACAATGCTATTTGCCATTTGTGGGCTTTCTGGTGAGTTTGTTGGACCAAAACTATAAGTTAAAACCTCTAATTCGCCAGATAACTCATTGTCTGTGTCTGGGTTAATAGTTAGCGTTGTTTTAATATCATTGCTAACCATAGCACCATTTGGCTCGGCTACTAAACAAGTGCCTGTTACAACAACAACTTGTGTGTAATCACCAAAATCAGTTACAGGTGCATTGGCAGGTGTAGCAAAATCTAAAAAGCTGTGATAGTTAAAAGTTTTGCCTTTGCTTGTAAAAGTTCCTTTTCTAAATCCACATATCTTTGAAATTGTTGCTAACTCATCTAACTTGTTTTGTAATTTTCTTACACTTATATAAAACTCAAATGTTAATTCTACTGTTTCTGCCTTAATGTTTGAAAGTTTGAAAGGGCGACGGTAAGGTTTCATTAAACCTTGAACCACATTGCCCTCAATATTAAGGTTTGAATAAACATCTATTGAGTAATGGTTATCGCCTAGCAAGGTTTGAAAAACCTTTGCCAAATCTTCCATGTTATAACTATTATTTAGTGTCATTATACTATTTTACCTCCAAACTTATTTATAAAAGCATTTGCTGTGTCATTAACACTTTTTGCTATCCAACCTGGCTTATGGCTTTTTGTTTCTGTATAAGGTCCATAAGGTGCAGGTGCTCCACCAATAACAATTTTTATGTGCTTGCTATTTACATATTGCAAATTAATACCATTTTGCCTTAAATTGCCTGGGTAAGGTGATGAGCCATGTGGTCCTGCCGGTGGTTTAGTTCTCACCGGTGCATTGAATATCAAATTAGACAAAAGGGTTTCACCAAAAGTGTTAATATTAAACATGTGTAACTCCTTATTGCAAAGAAAGTATATTGTCCTTTATTTGCCTTGTTTTTTGTTTTATTGGTGCTGTGTCTTTATCAAAAACACCAACCACCATATAAGTGTTGCCATTGTAAAAACACCTTGTAGCACCAGCTTTAACCTTTTTGTTTAACTTGTCTTGGGTTGCTATTTCTAGTGTTTGCCCTTGGGTTAATTTGCCACTACCCATAAATGAACTTGTTGTGTAATTCCTTGTGTTTTCTTTACACTTAACTTGCTGTATTTTTTCATCTTCTAGGGTGTATAAAATGGCAACATTTTTATAACCTATCTTACTCATAAATTAATCCCCCATCAATAAATTAGGTCTAGCACCTTTTAATATTTCAACAACTTTTGGCGCTATAATTTTACTTGCAATTTGTTCTGGGTTAGCAACAACCAATTGCCCATCTGCATTAGTGTTAGAACCATCAACAACACCATAATCACCATTGGCATCGAGCATGTATTCTAATTGTGCTATAACAGCTCTTTTGATTGGTTTGGTTAAATATTCAATGTGCGCTTTTATTATTCTATCTTTAAGTGTTTTACCACCAACCTTATAGATTCTATTGTAAACGCTATCATGGGCAGCATTAAGCCATTTTTGAACCTCAACATCTTGTTCAACACCCAATTCATTTTTTAGGTTAATGCCTGTTGCACTAGTAAATTCTTCATCACTAATTGCCACAGGAAAATCATATAAATCTTTGTTAATTGTTACCATTTTGCTACTCCTCCCATTTTAAAACCACCAGAGGTCCAACGCCTCAATTCTTTTTCTGCTGCCTTGCTTGTTAAAATGTTACCATCTTTTGGTTTAATTCCAAGGTTATCCAACAGCATATCAACAGCATTAACAACTTGGGCATCTTTAACCTCTCTTGGTATATCGTTTTGCCTATAAAACATTGACCTACGAGGAAATTGTAAGGGTTGGTTATAAAACAATTTAACCCCTGCCACCGGCAACAGTTCCATTTCCTCTGCACTTTCAATAAGCAAGTGTTCTTTTTGTTCATCAGTTAAACCATCCCAATAAGCAGAAATTGAGCCAATAGGGTATGTTTCTTTAACAATTCTGTTTGCATCTTCTAATGTGCAATATGTGTTTTTGCCTATTTCTAACATAATTTACCTCTTAATTTAATGTTTTCTTGGGCTACTAGGGGTAACGCACCCCTACTTTGGTTACTTAACAATAGCCATATAAAAAGGTGGCAAATATACCACCTTTTTTTAATTATTCATTTTCGTTGCTTTCAACATCCAAGTTTTCATCGGTAGTTGGGGTTGTTTCTTCTTTTGGCTCTGTTGGTTCTTCAACAACTTTTGCCTTTTTTTCTTTCTTATTAACAACCTCAATAGCAACACCCTTTGCAATAAGTTCTGCACCACGTTCATCACTTACTTTGCGAGTTGGGTTTTTATCGGTTACACGAAAAACTTGTTTGGTTTCTCTATCTGTGTAATCTTTAATGGTTTTAACTAACATAGGTTATTCCTCCAATATTAAGCCTCTGCTGGTGTAGCCTCAACAACAGTGCCAATTTTACCATATTTGATAAGGTCTGGTGCCAATGCTTTTGTTCCATAAGAATAGAACAATTCAACAGCAAAGTCATTAGACAATGGAATTCTTTCACCATTATACTCATCAATTGCAGTTGGTTGTGCAACAGATTCTTTAACCATAACAACAAAATCAACATCATCTGGCAAATAAATGTTGCTAAATACTGCAACACCATTAAGTCCTGGCAATTCTTCTTCTGCAACAGAGAAATTAGCATTGTAATTGTTGTTTAGGTAGTTTTTAAGTTTACCATAAACTTTTGGTCTGCAAGTGATTGCAATTAAATCTCTTGGCACGCCTCTTACATATTCATTTTTAGTGGTTTCAATGCTTTGGATGATTTCTTCCATTTGGTCAGCAATATCTGCACTAAAATCAATACCAGAGATGGCAGTTCCCTCTTCAACAGCTTTTGCAAAAAAGGCAGTTTCCAATTCTGCTAAAAGTGTCATTTCGTGGTTGCCTTTTCTCTTTTCAACAATGCTTAATACACTGTTATCAACACCAAATCTCTTGGCATCTTTCTTTGCAACCTCTTCCACAATTTCCTTGTCAACATCAAGTGAAACAGGAATTTCTGGAGCAGTGATTAAATCACCTTTGTTGTTTGTTCTTGCAGTTCCATACGCTTTTGATTCACTATTTTGGAATCTTTTAAAGTAATAAGTTCCTGCATTTTCATCACTTAAATTTGCATTTTGTGATTTTAACTTAAATGAAATACCTTTCTTTTGGATATTTTCAACAATACCTGCTTGGATTCCATTTAATTTTGCTTGCGTTTCTTCGCTTTCAAATATGCTTATAGCATTAACTCTTGACATAACGTCCTCCTAAAATTAAATTATTTTCTTTGCAGTTTTTACCTCATCGGTAGGTTGTCCTGGGTTAGCAGGAAAATCTGCACCTTTTTTAACACTATTAGCAGGAATATCAAACAAATAAGAATCATTGCCTTTTTTCAATTCTTCCAATTGTTCATCTAAACCACCAATGGTGTCTGGGTCAAAAGTAAGTTTGCTTAAATCTAATAGTGCCTTAACAGCTTTTGGGTTCTTTGCCTTACTATCTTTAAGCGCTTGTGTGAGCCTATAATCGTTTAGCAAATCATCCTTGGCTTTAAGTTCCTTTTCATGGTTCGCATTTAAGGTGTCTATTTGTTTTTGCCACTCACTTGAGTCCTTTTGCTTATCTGCTCTTTCTTGCAACTTTGCTTTTAATTCTTTAAGTTTGTTATTCTTGTCATTAAAAACATTTTTTGGCACAGAGTTTGAGCCCATATAAGCATTGATTTCGGTTTCTAATGCTTTTGTTTTTTCAGCATCGAAATCGGCGCCTAACACTTTTGTTAATACCTCGGCTAGGCTAGTTGTTTTTGTTTTGTTATCTTCCATAACATACTCCTTTTTATTCCGGTGGTTCCGGTAGATTCTTGCTATCAAACCAAGCAAGTGTGGTTAATTCCTAGTTTTATGCCATGCGGTAGGGCAACAAAAAAGGCAAAGCATACACTTTACCTTGAATTGTCTATTTAGTTATTTGCCATTTTAAGCC